CCGCCGAAATCGCTGTACTCATGAACGATTATAGGATGGCGGCCGATCGTGCCCGAGGGGCTAGACCAAGCTAGCACCGCCTTTCAACAGGCCATCAATCCCCAGGCGCCGCAGCCTCGGGACACCGGCGGCCGTTTTCAATCCACGTCCGCCCGCCCCGAACCGATGTTCGAACCGCGCCCGGTCGAGGGCGACGAGAAAACCGGCGATGTGCGCGACGCCGGCGATGATCCACGCTTACTCGAGCGCGAGAGGAGGATTGCGGATGGTCGGGCTGACGAAAGGGATGAGCGGCCAGAACCTGGCGAAGAGGGCCCCGAAGGTGAAGGGGAGAGTCGCGAACGACTTCTACAGCGGCGGGGCAAGGAGCGCGGTGATGCCGCCGCCGACGACGGACACAAACCCGACGAAGGGGAAAAGCCCGAAGGCGAAGGGGAAGATGACGCCGACGCGGGGGAGAAGTGGGCGCTAACCCTTAACGGCCAGCCGGTCGAAAAGCTCGAGGTCACCGTCGACGGCGAGGAACAGCCGGTCAGCCTCGACGAGTGCATCAAAGGCTATATTCGCACCGAGACTTTCCACAAGCGCATGACGCAAGTGGACCAGGCGCGCCAGCAAGTGGAGCAGGAGGCCGGCAACATCGGCCAGGCGCGCACCGTCTACCAGCAAAAGCTCAGCTATCTCGACACCCTGATCGCGCAGATGACGCCGGAAGAGCCGAATTGGGACGCCGAATTTCAGGCCGACCCGGCGGCCGCGCATCGCAAGCAGAAAACCTACGCCGAAATCTACCAAAAGCGTCATTGGATCGACAGCGAGCTTCAACGCACCGCCCACGAAACTCAGGCGGAATACGACCGGCGGTCCAAGGACTTCGCCATCAACCAATTCACGGATTTCGTCAGGGAGGCCAAAATCCCCGACGAAAAAGCCCTCACCGAAACCCTCACCCGCATGCGCGCTTATGGCCGCAAGGAAGGGTTCGGCGAGGTCGAACTCGCCCAAACCTACGACAAACGCATGTTGAAGGTTTTGAACAAGGCGAGTCTTTGGGATGAGTTGCAGGCTAACCAAAAGCCCAAGGCGCTCATTCCTGGAAAAGGCAGAACGTTGACACCCGGAGTCGCTACGCCCCCAGGGAATGCGACACGCCGACATATCGACGAAGCCCAAAGCAAATTGGCAAAAACGGGCCGCTTAGACGATGCGGCCTCAGTCATGGCTAGGCTTATTCGATGAGGTCGGAACATGCCCAAGGTTACGAACGCCTTCACGACTTACCAAGCGGTAGGCAATAGAGAAGATTTATCTAACGCCATCTATAACATCGATCCGTTCGACACGCCGGTTATGTCGGCTATTCGACGGCGCAATGTAAAGAACAGGATTTTCGACTGGCAGACTGAGAATTTGCCCGTCGTCAATCCGAACAACGCCCAACTCGAAGGCTTTGTGCTCGCCAACGCGCCGGCGCAGCCGACCATCCGCCAGAACAACGTCACGCAGATTTCCGAAAGGGACGCCACCGTTTCAGGCACCCAGGAGGAAAGCGACGCCGCCGGCAAGGGCAGCGAAATGGCGCACCAGATGGCGCTCTCTTCCAAGGTCCTCAAGTCGGACATGGAAACCATCTTGTGCGGCCGCCAAGCGCGCAACGATGGCAACGACACCGGCCCGACGGCTCGGACAACCGAGGCCTTCTCGCATTGGGTGGCGAGGGCCAAGGACAAGACAGGAGCGGCCAACGCGGCGATCGCGCCCGGCACAGTCACCGCCGGCGTTCCGGTCCTGGCGACTGACGCCTTCGCGCCCGTCGGCGCCGGCGCGCAAGTGTCGATTACCGAGGCGATGCTCGGCGACGCGATGCAACAGGCCTACACCAACGGCGCGAGTCCGACTTTGTGGATCGTTCCGCCTGGCCCCAAGCGCACGATTTCGACCTTCGTCGGCCGGTCGACCACGCAAGTCCTCGTCGGCAAGACCGAAGTCGTTTCGACGATCGATGTGATTGCGACGGACTTCGGCCGCATCAAAGTCGCGCCCTCACGTTGGGTTCCGACCGACGTCGGCTTGCTCATCGATCCTGACTATGCGGCCGTCGCGTTCTTCCGCGCCTTCCGCCAGTATTTGATGGCGCGAACCGGCGACGCCGAAACCCGCATGATCGTGGTCGAGTGGGGCCTCGAGATGAGGAACAGCTTGGCCCACGTGATCTTCAACGGGATCAAGAAATAAAAAAAGGGCGGCCCGTCGCCAGGCCGCCCAACCCTTCGCTCTGCCCGCTCAAAAGGAGAACTGAAGGGATCATAGCATGCAGCGCGCCTTTGTCTACGAGGACCGAAACGGCGTGCGGCGGACCCTCCTCGCCGACGACGAGCGGCCCGATCAATTCACCGTCAAGACCAGCCAGGACCTCGAGCCGATCCTCGACAGCATCGCCCGCGATCGCGAGCTCATGGCCAACACCGGCGACAACGTCGTGCTCGGCCGCGTGCCGGTCGGCGTCTACGAGCGCGCCGTGCATGAAGAATGGGACGAAGGCGACTGGCGCAAATGGTGGAACGGGGAAGGCCGCGCCTTCCGCATCTGGAAACCGTGGGCGAACGTCTGATGATCGACCGCGACATCTTCTTTCCGGCGGTGCGGACGTCGCTGTTCGGCGGCTCTCTTTCGCAATCGCAAGTCGACGGGATGAATTATCTCCTCGACGTTTGGGAAATGTATTTCGAAGCGCCCAACCCGCGCGACGGCGACAAGTGGCTCGCCTATTGCCTCGCGACGGTATTCCACGAAACGGCCAAGACAATGCAGCCGATCGAGGAATACGGCAAAGGCGCGGGCAAGCCCTACGGCCAGCCGGCCGGCCCTTACGGCCAGAAATATTACGGGCGCGGGCACGTCCAACTGACTTGGGAGACGAACTACAAAAAGGGCCAGGAGCGGCTCGACAAATATTACAACGTCGTCGCCGAGTTGTGGCCCAAGCCGCAACTCATGTTGCAAAATGAAATCTCGGCGCTCGTCCTCTATGACGGCATGAGCGCCGGTTGGTTCACCGGCGTCGGTCTGCCGAAATATTTCAACTCGACCGTCGAGGACCCGGTCAACGCGCGCCGCATCGTCAACGGGACCGACCAGGCGAACACGATCGCCGGCTATTACCAGAAGTTCAAGGCGGCGATCGTCACCACGAGCGCGCCCGCGCCCGAGCCCGAACCGCCGTCGCCGGCTATGCCGCCTATCATCACCATCACTTCCGATACGCCGGTTTTCATCAAGCTTGGCGTCAACGTCGCGGTGCTCAAATGATGGCGCTCGCCGCTGAGGCCGTTCAACTGCCGCCGGTCCCGAAAATCATGGACTATCCGGCGTCGATCGGCCTCATCATCGCGGTTGTGCTGGTGACGTGCCTCTTGGTCGTCACCAGCAAGTTCGATGCGAGCGGCGGCACGCTCACGGTTTCGTTGCTCGTCGTGCTCGGCTTCATGAGCCTCGTCACCTTCTGCGCCTTTTTCACCATCCCGACCGACGAAATCACGTCGGGCGCGATCGGCGGCCTGGTCGCCGCATTCGGCGCCGTGGTCGCCTTCTGGCTCAGCCGCAACAACAGGAAAGACCCGCCATGAGCGCGCTCGGCATCGTTCTCCTCGTCATCCTCGTCGTCATCCTGCTTGGCGGCGTCAGCGGCTCGGTCGCCCCATGGGGCTACGGCTACGGCTATGGCCATTACGGCGTCGGCGGCGTCGGCCTGGTGCTCGTCATCATCCTCATCCTCGTTCTGCTGGGGCGCGTGTGACCGACTTCTCGGACCTCAAGACGACGATCGCCGAGTGGGCCAACCGCCAGGATTGGACCGACGCGCTCGTCACGTCGTTCGTCCGCATGGCCGAACAGAAGTTCAACGCCGAGCTTCGCGTCGATCGGATGATTTGCTTCGCCGACAACACCGTCACGCAACGGTGCGCGAGCTTGCCCGACAATTGGGTGGCGATGGACCTCGTCAAGATCGCAAACCCCAACGGCGCCGACGGCTATCTGCCCATTCGCTACCTGGCGCGCGACGAGTTTTTCAACCTCCCCGACAAATACACCGTGCGCTACTACACCATCGAAGGGCGCACGATTTATTTCGGCGGCACGCCCGACGACGTCGAGGGGATCGACTTCAAGATCGCCTATTACGGCGAAGTCCCCGTGCTTTCCGACACGCAGCAAAGCTGGCTCTACACCAAATATCCGAGCCTCTATTTGCACGCCGCGCTCATGCACGCCGACTTGCACGCGGTCGGCGAAGAACAAAACGCCGGCAACATGAAACAGCTGACCGAAGATGAAATCCAAAAGCTCAACGCGCTTCACTTGCGCTCGAAAGCGAGCGGCTCGCGCGTGACGCGCTCGAGGGTCAGGAGCTTCGGCTAATGACCGATCAATGGCTCCCGAGCGGCCCTTTGACGCCCGCCAACGAGTGGGGGGAGACATGCGGCTGCGCGCCCGAGGGCGGCCCGGCGAGCGCCGACAACGTCATCATCACCGGATCGCCTGGCGCGATCACCTCGGTTCCGGCCGGCCTCCCCCTATGGTCGATTGTGCTCAACGACGGCACGCCGGCGGCCGACTTTCGCATCGATCGCTATTTCGACAATCCAGGCGCCAATAGCCTTTCCGCGCCGGCGGTTCTCTTCGACAGCCCCATGACCATTTCACGGGCGACCGGCGTCGTTAGCTTCAACGACCCGGTCATGCTCGCCGGCGATCCGTCCGATCCGCTCGAGGCGGCGACGAAAGCCTATGTCGACACGAACTCCGGCGGCATTCCCGATGCGCCGAGCGACAATCGGACTTACGGCCGCGACAACGGGGCATGGGTGGCGCTCCCCGCCTCCTACATCCCGGAAGCGCCTAACAATTCGCTCCGTTACGGCCGCTTCAATTCGATCTGGCAAGCCGATGCGATCCAGACCGACGCGCCGGGCGACGGCGCAACTTACGGGCGCACCCCCAACAATTGGTCGCCGGTCCTCGCGACAACGGGCGGCACAATCAGCGGCAACCTGAC